CTAGTGATGAGCGTAGATTGGCAGAGATTACCCACGGCACATCAGAAGGAAAGGTTACTATCTGGACCCCGAATGCAGAGGCACCGTATTGGAAACACAAAGCAAAATTTGAAGGTGATCTCGGACGTGTATACGGGGTACAATGGCGTCATTGGAACAAATACCGTACGGAAAAAGATATGGGGCAGGCACACAAAGGTGGCACACGCCTCGCCGTTGACAAGATTGAAGTTGACCAATTGGCAAATCTCATTAAAGGATTAACTGAAGATCCTAATGGGCGCAGGCACATATTAAGTGCTTGGAACGTGAGCGAGTTAGACGAAATGGCCTTGCCCCCTTGTCACGTTATGAGTCAATTCTATGTCAACAAAAATAAAGAACTTTCTTGCCATATGTATCAGCGTAGTGTTGATGTGTTCTTGGGTTTACCTTTTAACATTGCTTCTTATGCACTACTTACACATCTATTGGCACATCACTGTAATCTAAAAGTAGGTGAACTTGTTATCAGTACAGGTGATACTCATATCTACAAAGACCACATTGAACAGGTTAAAGAACAACTAACACGTGAACCCTACCCATTGCCAACATTGATGTTAAATGCTTCAAAGACAAACATCTTTGATATGACAATGGCAGACATACATTTAGAGAACTATCAAAGTCATGGCCCTATCAAAGCAACAATGGCAGTCTAAAGACGAATTCACTAGACCCAAGTATCAGGTACAATTATCTGATAACGGGGAAGAATCAGTATCTATTACTCAAGTAGTTCATACTATTAGAATGGGTGATGTTGAAGATCCTGATCTGATGGTTGCACAACCTATATATGAATGGCAACAAACAGAAGCTGGTAAGTGGATAATGGAAAACTCTAATCCTACACCCAGTTGGCATCGTAATCATGACCTATATAATTATGGTCACATTTACCAGATTAGAGCATATCTAACACATAAACAATTAACATTTTGGAAGTTGAAATACGAATGAAAATCTTAGTCACAGGCGGTCTCGGCCTTATCGGACACAACGTAGTAAACAAACTACAACAACAGGGGCATAGTGTCGTTATTACAGATACTCGCACTACTTATGGTATCATCCCTCAAGATGAAATTGATTATCTAATGACTGAACGACTAAAAAAGATTCAGCCAGGACAAATACATGCTATAGATATTGCTAGTGATAGTATCGATTGGTTGTTTGAAAGATATAAGTTTGATATGGTAATACATATGGCAAGCTTCCCTCGTCAGAAAGTTGTTAATGCTAATCCTAGACTAGGAGCACAAACAATGATGGAAGGTTTGTTGAATCTATGTGAAGCAAGTAAAAAATATAATGTAAAGAAGTTCATTTACATTAGTTCAAGTATGGTGTACGGAGATTTTACCAATGATGTGACTGAGGACTATGACTGTAAACCTCAAGGTCAATATGGAATTATGAAATTAGCAGGTGAACACCTTGTCAAGGACTACAGCCGTCGTAATTGTTTTAGTCACACTATTATCCGCCCTAGTGCAGTATATGGTCCATTAGATGTTGAAGATAGAGTTATTGCTAAGTTTATGTTAACAGCAATGCGTGGTGGAACACTAAATGTCAATGGTGCTACTGAAACATTAGATTTTACTTATGTTGAAGATGCCGCAGATGGTATTGTTGCAGCCGCATTGAGTGATAATACATTAAACAAAACATACAACATTACAAAGAGCCATAGTCGCACATTGTTAGAAGCCGCACAACTAGCATTGAAGTTAGTAGGTGGAGGCACACTAGTAGTTAAAGATAAAGACGCAGACTTCCCAAGTCGTGGTGCATTAAACATTGACGCCGCTCGTAGAGACTTTGGATATGATCCTAAAGTAGATGTAGAAGAAGGCTTTCAGAAATATTATGATTGGCTTAGTGCATCAAGTTATTGGCAAGATAAAATAAAATGAACGAATTAGAAACCGCATTAAAAGCACACGATTGGACTCTAAATGGATATAAATCCAGAGTCAATATAGACAAGTTGATGAAAGAATATCCTGACCAATCAAAGGCATTATGGGAACAGTATTGCCCATGGTCTGTTGCTAATGGCGGATATATAGCTTGGGCAAAAAAATGCAAATCCCTCACTTCGGTCTAGTAAGACAGTATAAGAACATTGGTGAAGAGTTGCTTGACGCAACTCACCGTGCCCTTAAAGATGGTCAGCTTGTAGGTGGTCATTATACCCGATCGTTTGAAGAATGGTTGAAGCATCGTACTAAGACACAATATGCTATCACGGTTCACAGTGGTACACAGGCATTAGAGATTATTGCTAGATATAAGAAAAAGAAACACTTAGAGACATTTAAAAATAATCCTAAGATTCGTATTCCTAATTTAACTTATCCAGCAACACTAAACTCATTGCTATCTGCAGGATGGGATGTAGATTTAGTTGATACAGATAAGAACGGTATCATTGATGTAGAGAATAGTCTAAAGGGATACACGTGTGTGATGGGTTATGGTGGTCGCAAGCCATGGCCTATTGCAGGATATGCAAGTGCTAATGCAGTGATTGTAGATGGAGCACAGCATTGGTTAGTGTGTGACGGTGATGTTGGTAGTGGTATGTCCATCAGCTTTGACCCTACAAAGAACTTACCTAGTTCAGGTAACGGTGGTGCAATCGTTACCAATGATGAACAACTGTACTTGTTTGCCGCAACACACAGAGACAACAATAAGCCTGCATTCCATGACGTAGGAACTAACAGTAAGATGAGTGAACAGGATTGTGCCCAGATTCTTGTTAGAGCAAAGTACATTGATGAATGGCAAGTACGTAGAAGTGAAATAGCAAAGTATTGGTGTGATAAGTTTAAAGAACTACCTTTACGTTGTTTGTCAGATACCTTAGACCCTCACGCACATCAAAAGTTTGTGATGTATTTGGATGATAGAAATAGATTACAATCACATCTAAAAGAACACGGAATAGATAGCAAAGTTCACTATGAATATGTACTAGGTGATTTACCCACCGGTAAGAGTTTAACAAAGCCGGATTTACTAAGCACTAGTGTAATGCTTTCTAGGGGAGTACTAAGTCTCCCGATGTATCCGGAATTAACAGATGAAGAAGTTAGCTATATTTCGGATAAAGTAAGATTATTTTTTGATAAATAACTTTATGTGGATACTATCAATATTACCAGAAGCCGCAATACATACAATCTTTGGATTGGGTATTTTGGGCACAATAGCAGGATTCGTCCTAGGATTCATTCCTTTTGTTAAAGCTTATAAACTAGCTATTCAGGTCATAAGCCTGTTAGTTCTAGTTTTAGGTGTATATCTTGAGGGCGGTTTAGCCGACTATAAAGAGTGGGAACTTAGAGTCAAAGAGATGGAAGCTAAAGTAGCGCAAGCTGAAGCAAAATCAGCTAATACTAATGTAGAGATCCAAGAAAAAATTGTAACAAAGACTAAAGTGATCCGTGAAAAAGGTCGTGACATTATCAAGTATATTGATAAAGAAGTCATTAAAAAAGAGGAAGTTATTAAGTATATTGAAAACTGCCCTGTACCTAAAGAGTTCATAGACTTGCATAATCAAGCCGCTGAATTGAACAAGGCTGCGGAGGCAAAGAAATGAAATATCTATTAATTTCATTATTGTTTATTGCAGGATGTTCTACTACAGTTCCTGTCACTCAAAAGTTCCCTAACGCTACTCCTGAATTAATGAAGAAATGTGAAGACCTCAAAAAGATTGAGGGTGACAAAGTAGCTATTACTGAAATGATGAAAGTAATTGTACATAACTATTCATTGTATTGGGAATGTAGTGCAAAAGTAGATGGATGGCAAGATTGGTATAATGCACAGAAGAAAATTTATGATAGTATCGCAAAATAGTAGCATATTATTAGCATTGTGTTTATTATTGACTGGGTGTGCAACAGTAGATAACTATCCAGTATATGTAGAAGCACAAAAGTCATTGAGTCGTGATGCTACTGTAGCAGAAGCCGCACGTATAGCAGCCTTAACTGAAATGGTTAAGAGTTCAGACAACGAAGTAAAGATACAAGCTATCAAAGCACTACAAGAAATCCAACGTAGTAAGCGTCAAGTTATCATTCAGCAACCCAAAGGTTGGCTTGGTAACTGATAAATACTCTATCTAGGGATTTTTATGACACAGCAAATCATTGATACAGGCGAAGTGCCAAACGACGGTACCGGTGATCCGTTACGCCAAGCCTTTGATAAGATTAATAACAATTTTGCAAACTTGTTTGCGTTGGCGCCCACTGCTAATGTTGAGTTAGTTGACCCGAGTCAATTCTATGACGGTGGCTCAAATACTTCTAGTTCAAATTTTTCTGGCAATATTACAATCAATGCCAACAATATCTATTTAGGTTCATCAGTCCCTGCAATACAAGAAGATCCTACTGCGATGATGTTAACATTTACGCAGCCGATTGGACCTTACTATAATCAAGAATATATCAATGTAGGTGCTACACCTAACGATGGTCAAGGTGACCCATTACGAGTTGCGTTTGAGAAGATTAACAATAACTTCAGTAACTTGTTCTATGTCGGAACTGTTACAGCTACTACTTATAGTATCGGAACAACACCTAACCAAGTTGTATTTGAAACTCCAGCTAATATGTTTTCACAAGCAAGTTTCCAAATTAGATCCAGTGATACGGGAACACCCGATAGTCAAGATATAACTATTACTGCACAGATATCAAATGATAGTTCCAATGTAAAATACACAGGATACGGCACTACATTCTTTGGTAATGCATTGACACGCTACAACATGGATGTATTCGATGGTAATGTTCGTCTGATGGTTAACCCTATTGTAGACCAAGTATTACTACACTTTATTTCTGCACAAATAACATTTATTGGTGATACTGAAAATGGTTTAAATATTGCATTAGATGGATATACTGATTCAGTGATGGATACTGAAGATGAATTTGAACTTACCACTGAAGCAAGTTAATATGAGAGCTAAAGAATTTATTGTTGAACAAAAACTACAGGACGTGCATGATGGATTAGATGTAGTAGATAAGTCACTTCCTAATACTTATATTATACCCTCATTGCAAAATAATGACTTCTATGAGTTATATAGATTTGGCGTTGCTATTGCAGCCGTAAGAGGTGAGAGTGGGATAAAAGATGGGGTTCATAACGGCAATGAACCTGAGTTCAGAGCGGCTAGTAGTTGGGGTGAACATCAAATTGTTAGTTCAATGGATTCTGGTGTAGGTGAATTAATTGATAAAGCATTGGCTAAGATAGGTAAGTCTGGTAAAAAATCAGTCAGCACTCCTGGAAGTGATGAAATGGACGACACATTAACACAATCACCAATAAAAGGCTTTAAGGGATATAAACGATGAGAGCAAATGAATTTATATCCGAAGCTAAGGTTGGCAAAATATCTAAACAACAACAACAGGCTACCCGTGGGTTAAATATTTTTTCAAAGAAAATAGACAGCTATGATAGACAATATGATTTAAATCGTTTAATGATGGCTGTAGCAAGTAGTGATGGAATAAATCCAATTGACATGCCTTCTGAAAGTTGGGTAGGTAAACACAACACTGCACATCCTTACACTAAAGAAGAACAAGATATGCTTAAGTTAGCATATGAAGCAGCCGGCTTAGAATACATAGATTTAAATAATGGTGACTTAGATAGTGAAGAATTATCTGATACAAATACCAAAAGCATAGTAAAACCCTTTAAAGGCTACAAAAGAAAATAATTTCACTATCAATTTTGAGAATAAGTAATTATATCAAATTACAGGAATCTCAATGATTGACATTAACAACACCCTCGACTTAATCAAATTAAAATTCTACAACGAATGGTTGTACACAGCACACATCTATGACGAGGGCAATAGTCCGATGCATGAGAATCTCACTAGAGAAGTTGTTCTAAAATACATAGATCCACTCAACTTACCAAAAGACACAAAAATCTTAGATTTAGGATGTGGCCCGGGCTATTTCCTAGATGAGATGAAAACTCGCAACTACACAGATGTTACTGGAGTTACACTAAGTCCCGGTGATATTAAGATTTGTGAAGATAAGGGTCATAAAATTGCAAAGTATGATTTAAGCTTTCTTCCACAGAAGGATGGATATTTTGATGAAAGCGTAGACTTCATTTTCCTGCGTCACGCACTAGAACATAGTCCATATCCTATCTTTAGCATAATGGAATACAATCGTGTACTAAAACAAAATGGTAAAATTTACATTGAAGTTCCCGCACCAAACTGTGACCGCAGACATGAATGGAATTTAAACCATTATAGTATTTTAGGTGAACAGCAACTGGCAGCACTATTAACACGTTGTGGATTTAACAT